GTTTTCTTTTAATATATTTTTCTTATATAAATCTCCTACATGGATTTCGTCGTAATTATTTCCTGTTTTTTGATAATTATCTATATAAGGTTGAAGCAATTTTCTTCTTTTTAATTCAGCTTCTTCTTTAGTATATAAAGTTGCTTCTTTTGGTTCACCCCAAATAAATTTGTTTTTTTCTTCATTATAAAAGTTATATGGTTGACCAAAAGCTAATTTATATACTGCATATGTTTTAGAAGAATCTCCTAATCTTTCTTTTAAATCACCATATCCACTTGATTTATATTTACCTTTAGCTTCTTTTCCAGCGCCTAATCCAGGAGCATCTTCAGTGTATCCTAAACCTTTAACTCCAAATTGACCGTCTTTAACATAATACAATCTATCTTTAGCTAAATTTTTAGATACAAGCTCTAACAATTCGTCTACTGTTTTATCTGAATTTTTAGGGTCTTTTATTTCAGCATAGTATCCTGTTAAAAACTCTTGTCCGTAAACATTATCTCTATTTTTTGGATCTTTGTAGTCAAAATTACTTTCTTGATCTTCTTCTACTTCTTTAGATATTTTTTTATCGCTATTTTTAACTGGTTCTTCTTGAGAAGAAGCTACATAATTTTCATTTACATTCTCATTGAATATAGAAAACCAATCTGGTTGAGTTGTTTTACCTGTTGCTACACCCCATATAGCTTCTGATATGATTGAACGTTGTTTAAGTAATGTACTTGTTTGTTCAAAAGTAGCAGCATTAGGGACAATGTTAGGAAATTGACTTTTAGCAGCCTTTAAGAACATATCTTTATGTCCTTTTCCTTCTTTTATAAGGTTATAGTGTTCTTGTAATGTTAATTGTTTCATTATTCTTGGGTTAAAATGTCTTTAATGTCTTTTATATAATCTAGTACCAAATCAGTTGGATAAACTACTGTATATGATCCTGGGTTTTGGTTGTAGTATTCTGCTGTTTTATTTTTAGCATTCGATAACATCTTATAAATATCGTTCAATTCGTTTTCAATCTTTTCAAATGCATTTGTTCTTTCTTGATGAAAGGCTTTTGTTGTGTTTGTATCTTCTTCCCACAATGGTTTTACTTCTAAACCAGATCCTTCAATTTTATCAGGTACTAATTTATATTTGAAGCCTTTAACATAGTAATTATCTTGAACACCTTTTTCTGTTGCTTTAGGACCGGGGCCTAATGTAGCGCCTATGCCTTCTGTTTTAACTGGTTTAAATCCACTTAATCTATAAGCATATGTATCTGCTGTACCTTTAGCTTTTTTGTTTTTATTGAATGCAAATGGTGTAGCATATTGAGCACCAGTACCAGGAGTAAACCCTGCTGAGCCAGGTCCACCACCAGTAGATGATATTTCTTTTCGTAGTTTTTTCTTATTGTCCATTTACTTTAGTTAATTCTTCTAACAAACTATGGTATTGTAATAAGTCTACTAAATTATCGCTTTTTATAGAAGATTTTTTATCTAAATCTTTAACTAATTTAGATACTTCTTGAAGTTTAATTTTTGTAGTTTCATCTTTTGTTTTAGCTATTTCTTTGTTTAAAGTCTCTTTTATGTATTCTACTTCACTACTATAAAATTCTTTTAAACGTGGAGTGCTATCTACTGAATTAATAAATTCTTTTAGGATATATTTTTGTCTATTATTTAAAGATGAGTATTTGTCATTAAATTTTTCCAATAATACACGGTAAGTTAATATACGTAAATCTTTATCGTATGATTTAAATTCTTCAAGTATATCATCTTTAACTCCTTCTTTATTAACATCTTTAGATGTTAAATGTTCTAAAAGAGTTACTTTATTATCAATAATTTGATCTGGGTTAGTTATATCTTGTGAATTGTATATTTCAAGTAGAGTATAAAGTGAAGCAAATTCTTTATATTTAGTGAGTTTTGTTTTAAATAAATCTTCTAAATTATAATGCTCTTTTAATTCTTTAATTAAATTATATTTTTCTTTTCTTAATTTACTTCTATTTAACTTTTTAGAAGATTCCAATACCGTAGTTAATATAGCATTTGCTTTTGATTCGTTTACATTATTAGATTTAAATACAGCTTCGTATAGTTTGTATTCTTTTCCAACTTCAGTATTAGCAAAATACTTTTTTAAAATATTAACAGCAGGTGAGTCCACACCGGAAAGTGTATCAGCAGTAATTCGTCTTACAAGAAGCTCGAATAAAATACCGGTGTTTTTGAATTTTGAGTGTTTGATATACATCAATATCTATTTTTTATAAATATGTTAAAAATCTTGTTCCTTAATATTCGTTTCGTCAAGTAGTGATTCCCCGGCGTTATCACTTTCATATACTAATTGTTTTTTGGTAGGTATATTTTTTAACATATTCTCATATTTCGAAAACAATTGAGAGTTTTCTAAAGCTAATGGAGATCCACCTTTAAAATCTTGTTTGATTTTATTATTTGAATTGTAATCTTTTTTCATACCAGCAACACCTAATCTATCTTTTCCAAAATTATCGTCTTGAGTATTTCTTTTAGATGCTTTTTCTTTTGGACGTCCTAACGGGTTTTTCTCTAAATCATCAGCATACCCTGCAGGTACATTTGTTGGATCTGAGTACATTCTTCCTGTCCCATATAATGTAGCTAGGTCATGTGGTGTACCATAAGATTTACCTGTTTCAACTGGGTCATTACCTTCAGTTTCTATTTGAGTTAATCTAAATTTACGTTTAGTATCTTCGCGAATCAAGTCTCTATATTCATCATATTGATCTTCACTCAAATGGAATATGTTTTCATATATCCAATCAGATGGAAGTAATTGATTTTCCATTAATGAACTAGCTAATTCAACTTTTTCTTTCATTAACGCTACTCTTTCTTGATCATAGATGATAGAAGGGGTTGTTAAAGATAATTCAAAATTTACTAAATTTTCATCTCTATAACCTTGAGTATATAAATGTACTGTAGCTATTTTATATAGTTCTGAAACTATGATACGTTGAATTCTTTCAATTGTACGAGCAAATCTAATATCTTGGGCTGCTAATGTAGCTTTACCATCTGTATTTTCATCGTATCCCATAAATGCTTTAGGGACTTTAAGGGCAGCGAATAGTTTATCTCTTAAATAGATAACGTCTTCAATACCATTCCACTGTAAGCCACTTGCCGTGTCTATTTTTGTTGTTTGATCATTTCCTCTTACTGGTATATAGAAATCCTCTAAGACATTCTGCATGTTATATCTTAAATTATACTCACCTGTTTGTTGGTCAATAAATGGAGTTCTTTTAAGTTTAGATAAAGTTTTTTCCATAAACGCATCTACTTCTTGAGGCGGAATGCCACCTACATTCATATAGAATATACGTTTTTCAGGCGCTCTAACAATACGATGAATCAACATTGCATCTTCCATTAAAGTATATTGTTTAAACAATTTACGCGCAGGTTCTAAATATGATCTACCATAAGGTAAAAAGTTCATATCCGTTAATAAACGGAAGTGAGCCATTTCATAATTGTCAAAATATATGGCGTTTGATTGGTTAGCAGAATTTGGAGTATTGTAGTAACCATAACTGGCAGCTGATACACCATCTGGATAATATTTAAATCTAACTTCACTTGGATTATAGTCTGGGTCATGTGAACTACCCATAAATCCTTCTAATCGCTCAATATGGAATGCTGTATATGGAATTACATTATATACACCAAATTTTTCGGCTATTTCCAATTTTAAGAAAAAATCTCCATATTTACACATATTACGAACCCAAGGCCAAAGGTTGAATTCAATGTTCAATACATCATAAAATAAATTATACAATATTTTTTGAACATCTTCATCTGATGATCTGATTTGTAATACTTCACCCATATCATTTTTAAGGGTAGATTCATCAGCTATAATATCAAGTGCAGAACCGATAATAGCATCTGTATCCATAGCATCATATTCAGAATATAATGTTGGTCTTAATGTTTGATAGTTAAATGCGTTTTGTGAGCCGTAAAGTGATGTAGGTGAGTTTGTAAATACTCTATTAAATCTATCTACAAGGGAATTTGTTTCAAGTTCTCCGGTTTGTTGGATTTTATTTATGTCTATGACTCTAAGTTGATTCCCACCATCGTTGCGAATAACAACATCTGTTGAAAATAAACGTTTTAATCTGGGGAATAAACCTCTTTCTGCCATCTTTATGTTTTTATTATAAATATATTATAGTAACCAATTAATATTTTCACTTTTTCCTCCTATATCCATACTATATGGGTTTTGTACCGATCTAGAACTATACCCACCTGAGTAGCTTGTAGAATTACTTTTTACACTACTTAAAGCAGCACGGGTCATGTCTAAACCTTGTTGTTGAAACCTCAACGACGTGTCTCGTAGAAACATACCAACTCCAAAGGGCATTACCAAGTCATCATTATATCCACTTTGAGCTTCTGCTCTTCCGTTTTTCCAAATGAACACTTTCATTTCCTCTAACAAACGTTTTGAGCGGATTGTTACGCTTCTATCACCAATATATTCACGGAATTTATTTATAATTAAGGGTCTATTTCTTAAAGATATAGTAAATCCTGGAGTTAAATCAGATGATCCTTCCCATGTTTTTAAATATGAATCTGATGTGAGTTGATCTGATTTTGGGGAGTGGTATAGGTTTCTATATCCTCTTTCTATTATGGTATCTATTGTAGCCCAACCTATTGAGTTGTTTTCAACTACAAGTAGAGCATTGTTATATTCTGTAGCTATTGCAATTAATAGGTATCCAAATTCTCTTGTTGGTAATTGTCCTTTAAATTCTGCTACTTGAGTATTTGTAGCTACATCTAATACATGAAATGTTGAATTGTCAGCCCCATCACCTCTAGCAACGTCAGCTATTACTATATAGTCTCTACTATAATCTACAGATTCCCATACCCATAGATTTTGATCTATTCCTCTTCTTTCAAATGGTTCTTGTATTGTGGTTTGAGATATATAATCTAACCAATCATTATGAAATACAACATCTCCTGAGGTGCTAAAGTCACAGTCACATTCTTGTGCTGCTGCTTTAAGACCTAAATCTTTATCTTGTAAATCTCTCCAACTTTGATTTCTTTCAGGATGAACAAACCAAGGTAATTTTATAGGTAAAAAACTATTATCACTGTTTTCAGCCGCAACCCATGTTTGATGGAACCAGTTACCTGTACCATAAGGTGTAGATAGTACTATAGCTCCTCCTCCAGTTGCTAATGTTTGTTGTGCAGAGGCCCATGTTTCAGCAATGTTATCAATAAATGCAGCCTCGTCAATTATCAATAAAGATACGGCTTCAGATCGCGCAGCATCACTATTTGATGATTTTGCTTTAACTTGAGAACCGTTTGAAAGTTTTAGTGCTAGTTTATTATTTTCTTCTGATGGTACTTTAAGCCATGAAGGTAAGTTATCATACATAAACTTAACCTTGGTAACCATGTTTTTAGCTGTTTCTTGAGTTGTGGCTAAACACAACACGTTTTTGTCTTTATGGAATGTCATTAACCATAAGGAATATCCTGCGGCTAATGTTGATATACCTAACTGTCTAGATTTAAGTACAATTGAATATGGGTTGTCTTTCCAAACATTTAAAACTTTACCCTGGAATGGATATAAATTAAATAGTATTCTACCTCTTTGTGGATGTTGAATATGGCAATATTTTTGCATAAAATGTGCTGGGTCTTTAGCACACAGCAAATATTCTTGCCTTATAATTTGTTTTAAATCTTGTTCCATATTATTTCAATATTAGAAGATACGCAACAGTTGCTGCACTTCCAAAGAATCCTACTTTTAATAGGAAATTTTTTGTTTTATGTCCTCTAATTTCTTTTTGGAGTTTTTCAGACAACTCTTTACAAAGACGAAGTTGCTCGTCTTTTTGTGAAATTATGTAATTATTAGTTGAGTCTTTTTGTTTTAGAATTGTGATAGCTGTGTCTTTTTGAGCTTCTCTTTCTTCTAATTTTTGAATTTTTAAATGAGTTTGCTGCATTGCCACTTGACAACCATCACCTTCAATTAAATCTTTTATGATTAATCTTGCTATTTTAGCAGGTAGAACTACTTTACTTGTATCGGTTTGAGAAAAACTGCTCAAGTTCAACATGAGAAAACTTATCAACACTATTAATTTTTTCATTAGTTTGATTTTTAATTATTGTTATATTTTTTTCTACTCTATTTATTTCGTTATTAATAACTGAAATATTAGTATCTATTTTAGATAATTTTATATCTGCTTGTTTGTTTACTTCAGTAGCTGAATCAACAGTGTGTTGGATTGAATCAATCTTTTGATTGTACAATCCAACATCTGTTTTTATATTATTTGTAGTGAATATTACATAACCTAGTAATAATATTATTAAAATAAATAAAATATTATTTTTTATTGCGTTTTTGAACATATTATGTTAATTCATCCGGAATTAAATCTGCTCCGGTATCTCCCCCTCCAATTATTCCTGCTACTAAATCATCTAAATTTTCACCAGCTTTTTTAAATAATTTTTTAATACCTTCATCACCATATGCTTTTTTCAAAAGAGTCAAATCATCTGGTTTAGCTTCTCTATTTTTAATTCTATTTACTTTTGCAGTAATTCCTTTTAAAGCAATATCAAATTTATCTTTTTCTTCAGCAGATAATTTAGATGGTTTTTTTACTTTAGGGATATCAATTCCCAATTCTTTTTCTGCTTTTGCTATATCTTTATCTGATGGTTCACCTGACATGTCAACCATTGTTGTAGTTTTTTTATATGTCGGAAAAGTTGGTTTTTGAGCAGGAGCTTTTGCTTTTTCTTTTTCGGCTCTTTTAGCATCTTTTTCGGCTCTTTTTTCTTCTTTAGCTTTTTCTTCTTCTGATCTTTTAGCCGCTACATTTGGATCTGCTTTTCTACCACGTTGACCTAATTCTCTTTCGCCTTTTAATAATGCAATATATTTGTTCAATTGATTATCATATAATTCATCACCAGCTAAAGCTGATTTTACTGATGCATCCGCTTTAATAGCTTTTTTAAGAGCTAAACCTTCTAAACCTGAATTTGAGTTAACTACACTTTTAATAGCTGAGGCAAGATCACCTGCTATTTTAGCCATTTCATTAACTTGACTTTCATCAACTTTATTCATACCTAAAGAAGATTCTAGTTCTTTTTTAAGTTGAGCAATCTTATTAAGTTTATTCATTAACGATTGTTCTTGAGCTTCTAACTCAGCCATTTTTCTAGCTAATGTACTTCCAAGATCTACTTTTCTACCTCTTTGACCTAATTCTCTTTCTCCTTTATATAATGATATAAATCTAGTTAATTGGTTATCAAAAAGTGATTCTCCATCTAATGCAGTCATTACTTCTAGGTCAGATTTAATAGCTTTTTTCAAATCTAATCCAGTTAATTCTGGGTTGTCATCAATGACATTTTTTATAGCTGTAGCTAAATCACCAGCTATTTTAGCCATTTCAGTTAAATTATCCTCAGCTATACTTACAGGTTTACCTGTTTCTTTAGATTTTTCTACTGCTACTTTAAGAGTATTAGAATCTACTCCTGGTACATCTTGAATTTTTGTGTCTTGATTGACAACAGTCAATTCAGCTACAATCATTTCTTTAATTGATTTCTTTAAGTCAGATATTCTCATTTTTTTTGTTTATTTATACATATTATAAAGAAAGCATCTCTTTAATAGTTTGTATACGTTCTTCAGTTGTTCCTGAAATTCTATACATATTTTTTATTTTGGAGTAATGTTTTATTAAGATAGTCTGGGTTGTTTTATCAATTAAATCACGATATTCTACATCTGTAGTTCTAACTCCATTATCTTCTATTTCTACACCTTCAGGAGATATATAAAATATATAATCATATTCTTTTAATAAATTTGATGCTAATTCATTATATGATTTTTTTTCTAGAAAACCCATAGATTTAGAACAAGTCGTAAATGCCATTACATCTACTATTGTTCTATCAGTTATTATATTTTCTCTAAATAACTCTGAGCAACGTTCAGCTAAGAACACTACTTGTCCCTTTAATGTGCTATCTGTATTTAAAGGAATACCTAAATCCCTAAGATATTTACTTCGCTCAGTAGCAAAGTAATAGTCTTTGAATTCAGGTAATTCTTTTAAAGCATTTACTAATGTGGTTTTACCTACAGACATTGTTCCACAAAATCCTATCTTCATATGTTTTTAATTTCTAGCTCTAGCCATTGATGTTTTATAGAATGGAATACCTTCCCAATCTCTCTTAGCTTCACCCCATGCATCTTCTGTATACTGGATCCCATAAATGTAATATTCTCTTTGTTTATAGTCGCCTTCTGGTATTAGAGCGGGTCCTTCCCAACTATGTAATTTTCCTCCCCATACGTGTCTAATAGTTCCATCTGGACTTTTGTATTTTTTAGATGGTTGAATTTGTGATGTTTTTTCGATTGTCATAACTTTGATTTTTTTGTGATTAATATACGATAATTTTATTTAGATTCCAAAATATTTTCAGCAACATATATTGCTTGAGCGCCTGATACTGTAATACCTCTTGCTGATAAGGCATCACCTACAAAGTGAACATTTGGATAATCCACTAATGCTAGATTTTTATAGTCTACTTTTACTTCAGGTGAAAGATATTTTACTTCTGGTATGTACATTCCCCATTCATCTCCTAATGTTGGGAATACTTCTTTCATGTCTTCAATAAAGTCTTCTATATATTCAAAATATCCTTCAAATGCTTCTCTAACTTTATTTAATTCTGCAGTCACTATTTGATAACTACTAACTTTACCTCCTTCAGATGTTTTAGAAGCACTATTTTTTATATTAGGAGAATAATATAAACCTGTATTGAGCATTTGGCATTTTTTAACTACATTTCTTGACCATTCAAATGGATCTTCAATACCATTGATTTCCATCAAGATACCAAAATTTGTCATATCATTTCTATATGCTTCATCTTTTTTAGCATGTCCA